AAGTGGTCCCTCAGGACCGGATGGATCATGTGTCTGAGCCGCCACGGAGGTAAGCATTGAACGCACTACGTGCGTCATCTTCCTTACCTTCAGTAGAGACAGGCTTGCCCTGACGGCCAGGGAAGAGCTGCCGCGAAGCGGGAGCCTTTCCATCCTTGCCGTTAAGGCGGACGGCGAGCTTCTTGGCGTTAGCCTTCATCTCGTCTTCGGTTTCGCCAACGATTAGATCGGCGTAGTCCTCGATGTCGTGCTCCTTCGCAAACTTGGTCTGGAGCTTCTCGGTACGGAGTTCCTTGACGGTCTTGGCCATCTCGGCGTTCTCCGCCTTCAGGCGCTCGGCTTCGGTCATCTGAGACTTCTTAATCTCAGCGAGTTCCGCAAGAGCTGCGTCCTTCTCCTTGTTGGAGGTACGACGACGAGCTGCTTCGGTACGAAGCTTCTTCACCTCTCGGACTAGGTCTTCCGGCGACAGACCACTCAGCACATCAAGTGCATCCTCGTTGTCTTCGGAATTTTCGTTGACTCCTGCGCCCTCCTGGGGCTCATTGATTTCCATCAGTTACTCTCCTGGAGTACTTAGTTTGGCTTAACTGTGGGCTTAGCCGTAGGCTTAGCCCCGTTCTTGGGGGTGGGGTTCTTAGCAGCCTTTGCCTTTTTGTTCACGCCCGAGCGTTGCGCAGGGGGTTTAGCGGGACCGGCAGGGGCACCTTGTGCTTTAGGCTGCTGTGGCGACGCAGTAGCAGAGACCTTAGCGAGGGCCATCTGGTGGTCCTGCTGCATACTCATCTGCTGCTGTGCTTGAGCCTGCTCCTTCGCTTCTTGCTTGGCCTGTTCGACCTTAGCGAACGCGATTTGTACGGGAGTAAAGCCCAGTCGCTCCATAATCAGTTCGAGAGGGATTCCAATGGATGCCCACTGCTGTCCAGCCAAAGCTAGGTCGGCGGTGAGTTCCTTCTGTGGATCAAACCACATAACGGAGGCATCAGTCTCGTCCTTGCGAGCATCGTCCATGAAAGCGAAACACATCTTGAGCAGACGAACGTGGGACCAGCCCACTGTCGTCATTCGCATTTGTGTCTTAGAGCTCAAACCTGTCTCGGCCTGAGTCAGCGTCTCTCCAGAGATGTTCGACATCTTCCCCATAAAGTAGTGGGGAGGAGTTTTTGAGATAGCAGCCATATGAGAGATGTCTGCTTCACAGGAAGCTAGGATCTGATTGATATCCGCAGCTTCGAACTGACCGAACTTAGCCGTAGGGTCATCGATAGACCAGAAACGGTTAACACCCGGCTTAAACTTGTTGGGGGCCGTCCGGCCACCCTGACCGCGTCCGTCAGCGCCCTGCGGGCTCTTCATACCTGTCGCGTAGCGCTGCGGGTAAGCAGCGTAGTAGGAGATTGCGATCCGATCGTAGATCGTCTGGTTCAGACGGTCCTGGATCGTGATGACATCAGCTCCACACTCACCCCAAGGGATGTCGCCCGTGTCCGGGCGCCACACATATTCGATCAGGGGGATCTCCTCGAACCCATCCGGGTTCGGGATGAAGCCTGCGAGCTTGAAGCCCCCAGAGACCATGCCGAGACCGTTTCCGGTCAGTCGGTCCTGCATCTCACGGAGCGTCAGATTCTCCAGTGTGGAAGTATCTGGGCCAATGAAGCCGTAGGCGCCCTCAGGAAGGTACAGGACGGCCAAAACCTTGCCTGCGATGTCGTCAGACCACATCCGGAGTCCAGCGAGGGCCTTAGTCGGCCTCATCGGGTCCTTATAGATGATCGCGGTACGCGGGTCCTCGGCAGTGATCGTCGGCCACTTCTCGCCCTCATCGGGCGGAGTAACTAGGGCGTACCCAAGACCGAAGGTCGCAGCGTGCATATGAATCGTTGCCGATTGCATATCCATGTCGTTGTAATTCCAGATCGCAGCAGCGTCCTCATCGGCCGCTCCCGGATCTCCGAAGCAGAAACCCGAGACGCGCATCCGCTCGACTGGGGCTGAGGTGATCATTCCAACGAAGTTGGTAGCAGCAAGCTTCTGGAACTTACGCAGGGCCTCCATATAGGCGGGATCGCCCTTAGGCTTATCGTGCCGACCCTCGACGTAGCGCATCCGCTTCTCAAGAACCGGCTGTCGCTGAATAAGCTGTCGGACCAGGACGTTGACCCACCACTGCGGTGAGCCAACTTCTGGGTTCGTATTGAAGGGGTTCGGGACTGGTAGAACTTCGAAAGCGTTGCCTGCCATCCCTACCTCCTTACCATCCATATGCGATTCCTGTAGGAGCATCCTCAAGTCCGTTAGCTACGTTCGCAGCGAAGAAGGCCAATACAGAAGCTTCTGCGGTTGCGATATACCTACGGGAGTGCGGCTTGTCCTTAACCAGGATGTGACCTGTAGTGGTCTCTTCTGTGTAGGCATTCAGGACGCCCCACGCTAACTCTGGGTCTCCGTTATGAACGACTCGGGCTGGCTCCGCCAGAACAGCGGACTCAAACATCTCGATTGCCTTGCTAGCTTTCGCTTTGCTCTGGAGGTAGAACTCCTCAACCATGTCAGGGAAGTCCAGTGAGATACGTCCGATAACGTCTTGCAGCGTCCTTGGGTCAGCCACGAGATAACGTGTCTGGTCCTTGGCTAGCCACTTACGAATCGTCGCATCCACATTCTGAACAGGGAGTTCCCAGTCCACATTGTCCGCAAGCTCCACTGGTTTGTCCCAGCTCGCTAACAGAAAGAGGGCTCCGTCTGTCAGACGACATGCCACCAAACCCGCAGCAGCGTTTCGCGTTACACCCCGGAACCCGAGAGCGATTGGATCGTCCCTCATCAGAGTCAGTTCGTCGCGCTTTGCTTTTAGCCACTGTAGGTCCTTAATCCACTGAGCCTCATCCTGACGGCGCTGGTTGAAATAGAACCGTCGAGCATCGTTCTCCGTGGTTGCGGGGTCGTTGATCTCGGCCCAGATACGTTCTAGGTCGACGAAGCCTTGAGGATTCTCCGGCGTCTTCGCCGCATCCCCATAGACGTAGGTCAGAGCAGGCATAGCCTGCTCTTTGTCGTAGATATTCTCGACGGTCACCTGCCGGGAGTCGAAAAGTAGCGTGCTGTCGAAGCTCTTCTTGGCAATAATCTGTTGCGCGTACTCCCAAGACTGCTCAGCTACGCTGTTTTGGCCCGGAACGGCAGCGTTAGTGGTCTCAATGGACCTTCCACCGGTCTTAGCGAGGTTACGACGTAGAACAGCAGCCAATTCTGGCCCCTTTTCCACTGGGAGCCACAAGTGAGTCTCATCCATAACGACGAATGTCGGGCGGTTACCCTCTCGCGACCTCGGAGAGGCCGTAACACGCGTCAAGCTACGGTTACCGGGAGCCGTCACCTTGCTCATGAGCACATCAAGGTGGTAATGCTTCGCGGCAGGGCCGTCCAATAACATCTCGCCCACGAGGGTAAGGGTGTTATCGGTCTGGGCCTCCGAGATCGCAGCGATTTGTACCTGAGCCGAAGGCTGTGCGCGGCCGACAGGCATATCGTCGTCGTCAAAATGGTCGAACTTAACAGGTCCGAGAAGCTCTGCGCAGCAAATAGCTGCTAGCAGAGGGGACTTGCCCCATCCCTTTTACTTGGGGCGTTCCAAAACACCCCTACGATATAGCCATATGCCATACTCGTCTACTGCATAGAAGTTCAAGATGAATAGTGCTTGCTCGTTGGTAAAGACCCAACGGTCGCCCTTATCGTCTCCGTCTGGCTGAGCCAGCCAGGTTGAACACCAATTAAGAACACCCCACCCAAGTGTGCGTTCCGGGATTTTTGTATACGCCCCCATTTAAATCACCTCCCGAAGAAGGTAATCGATCGCTAACGCAAGGAGCTTAGGATCGTCATGGAATTTGCCAAGTCCGGTGTTGCGGTTCGAGCACAAAACCCCGCGCACACATTCCCCACAAGAGCTTTTGCGCGCGGAACAACACGAATGATCGTGGTCTACGTGTAGCCTAGTTTCGTCAATCCCGCCGCAAATCATACAATTACCCGAGAACAATTTGTCATAACGGTCATCAGAGATGTTGTATTTTCCCTTAATGTCTTGACGGTGACGCTTCGCGCCATTATATGTGTCTCGCTTGTATTCCTTTGCGCAATCTTTGCAGTAGCCCTGCTTCTCCGAATAGAATTCGGTAGCAGGCTTCACCTGCTTGCATCGAGAACACTTCATTTTGGACTCCTGGTCCGTGCGGTGTTACTGCTATACCCATCGCTCCGCTTCTAATGAAGCCCCAATTGCGACGGTTGCTGATGTGCCACCTGTTCGCGTTGCGCCCATAGTCAAGTCGCCAGCTACAGTCACAATAATTGCACCTTCGGTCAAATAGACAAGAGGGCCGACCGAAGAGATAGTGGCTAACGCCGTTCCAAAAGTAGCCTGTCCGGATATCCCGGCAGAAATGCCGCCAGTAGCGGCGTGAGCGTACACGGAAAAGTTTCCGGTAGCTGTGCCCGAGAAACCTATTGTCTGCGTATACCCAGTCGGTGGACCTACTGCGCCAACTGTGTGAAGAGCATGAAATTTATAGCTCCCAACCCCAAGCGTAACGGTCGCGATGTTAGTTAAGGTCGTCCCGATAGCGACGGTTCCGGTCTTCAAGACCTTAATCTTGCCTACGAGCTGTAGGGTCTGAACTCCATCACGGATGAACAGCCTATCCAGATCGGACCGATACCAGACCTGACCCTCTGTTGGCGAGCTAGGATCGGCTGTCTGCGACGGTGGCGTAAAACTACCCATTTCGCGGGGCATGCCAGCCTCCTAGATGGACAGGGCGAACGTCAACGTATTTAGGGCCGGAGCGGTATTGAATGAGAAGGTCATAACACTGGAAGATGTCGCTGTAGCATCGCAAGCAATCTTCTCGCCAGTAGAGGTGATGTAGACGGCTACGCCGCTAAGGAACTGGACGCCCAGCGAATGCGTAACTGAGACAGTTGTCGAGTTTGCGTTCGTGGCCTGATTGAAGATGATAGACACAGTAGCGTCGACCTTGACACCAGCTCCGCCAGAGGCGGTAAGGTGGCCACCAGAAGCAAGCGCGACACTCGCAGTATGCGTAGCGACCGTGACCGTACCGTCCGAGTTCGTTAGGGAGAGCACACCGCCCGTGTAGGTCAAACCGTTACCGGCGACCGCCGTATCGAGTGTGAAGTTCGTTCCCGTGAGGACGATTCCAGTAGAGCCCGTATAGGCGATACCGACATTGAACTGTGTAAACACGATGTTGTCTGTACCGATGGTCGGGTTCTTGGTCGTCTGCTGGAAGGTCTTACCGCCGTTGGCGGTTCCATTCACGACACCCACGACCGCGTTATTAAGCTCAGCGGTCGAATCCGCATCAGTAGCCCTAGCGGGCGCTCCAGAGACAGCGACCACACGAATACCGTTATCGGTCTGTGCTGTCTGGTTCTTAAGTAGAACACGGTCTCCAGTGACCAGCGTATACCCGTCGATAACCTGTCCACTGACATATCCGGTGGCGAGGGTAAGGTTGGCAGTTGATGCGCAAGCTACGTTGAGCTTCCACTCAAGACCAGCTTCGAGGTTGTCAACATAGCCCTTTGTTGCGAGATCTGTGGCCCCACTCGGCGAACCGGAGTTCGTGATAAGGGCTCCGCCCATATCGACGCCCTGGCCTGTGTATTTAGTAGAACTCATTCCAGTTCCGCCTCTCCGATATGTGGGTGCAAAAAGTCGATTGTGAGGGTGTTGAGGTCGACGTCATTGACGTCTCCGCCGTACCGGCCTCGAACCCCATCGATCTCAGTGATGATTACGCCCGGATAGCGGCCTAGGCCGTGATTAACGACCCAATGGTTAACGGAAGCAGTCTGAATGAAAGTAAAGCTCTCGCCGCCTGCTGGACCCGGAGGTCCAGGTGGACCAGCCGGTCCTGGAGCGGATACAGAGACCGGAGTAGTGAACTCTGTGGCCTCAACGTGTGCAGGGAGCGGAGCGACGACGATTACGTTCTCTTCGACCTCTACGGTCACAATTGGGCGGTCAGACGAGGTCGACATCGACGTCTCCCTTCAGCAGGGTCGTCGCATCTCCATTCGGGGCTGTGACCTTGAAGTAGTAAGTGCCGCCGTTTACGTCGTACACACCCGTCTGTGTAGCAGAAAGAACTAGCGTGACTATGCCATGAACCAGATCGGTCGACAGAACCTCGGGAGTACCCGTATAGGTCTCCAGAGATTCGCCTACGGCGACATGGAGCTCGAATGTGTAGCCGGTCATGTCTACGACCACGTTATTCGAGTCTTTGTATGTCACGACGACCTTTTTGGTGTCGCCCTGACGGACTTGGAGCAAAAATGTCGACATCAGGGCCTCCCATCACTGTTTCGTCATCCCGAGACGTGCCGAATAGTCCACAGTCTGAACGGCGGTAGCCGGATCGGCCATTTCCTCGTCCATTTCGCTCTGCGGAGTCGGAACTTCGAGGTGGAGCTTCTTTCGCGACTCGTAGGTCGCACCGAACTGAATCATGCGCTGCCGAAGCTCTGCCATCAGGTTTCCGAAGGCCGTATGGCTCAATTCCTTGGAGGAATGCAGCCGATTGTGGATCAGAGCCGTCTCAAGCATGAATTCCCAGTCCGTGGAGGTCATAAGCATGCTCTGGTCAGACTTACGCCACGTAAGCCACCACCGTTTAGTCTCATCGCACCACACCCGGCTCTTTGGGAGCACAGGTCCGTGAATAACACCATCCCAGCGAACTACGTCCGTGTCGAATCGGGGGGCGTTCCGCCTCTCCCGTTCTGCGTCGCTCTTAGGCGACGGTCCAGTCATTGCCATTATGCCCTCCTGGGGCTGTCGGTGGCGCTCCGCGCCTTAACTGTGCTTGAACTTCTTGGCGTTGATCGCGAACTGAGCCCGCTTCGCGGTAACTGGGTTCTTCGACTTCGCCGCAGCGGCTAATTTAGCGGCAGGGATTTTCTTTCCCTGCGGAACCCCAACAGTCTTGTGGAGCTTGCCCTTGTTAGCCTTTTTGATTTTGATTGGCTTCGCCATATTGACCTCACTTGAATGTCGCAGCCCATGTCTTCGGACCTACCACGCCGTCAACAACGAGCTTGTTTACACGCTGGAAGTTCTTGCAGGCAGCCTTCGAGAGATTCCCATAGAGTCCATCAACGGTGAGCTTCGTCCCGTGAGCTTTGTTCATCTGGGCCTGCCAGTCCTTGGCCTCCTGATCGAACTTCGGGTGGACCGAATTGATCAGTTCGTGCGAGTACTTGGGGGCTGCCGGAGGTGTAACCGGAGGCTTAACAGGCGGGGTCACCGGGACGGTGTAGTCGTGGCCAACGAGCCACCCACCGACATCAGCCGTGAGACCCTTGTCCTTGTCAATCGAGGTTCCCTTAACGGTCGACCCGCCAGTCTGCTCGATCTGTGAGTCGACAGTGGAAGCACCACCATGCCAACCCGTGCTCATTGTGCGCCAACCCCACTTAACGAGGCCCTTACCGTGAAGGTGCTGGATCACTCCTGCGGATGCATAAACACCCACGTTACCCGGACCACCAAACACGTTATTGATGCCCTTAAAGTAGTTGTCCGCTCCGTCGACAGCGACGTCATGATCGATGGAGAAGTAGATCGGACGGTTAAGCGGCATGCCGCAGGCGTGAGCCTCAGCCAAAGCACGCTTCGCGTCACTCTCTCCTTGGGCGACAGTGTTGGCCGGACGGCCAGTGTCTTCCCAGTTCGAGACGATCAAGATTCCGTGTGCGGTCTTGTCCTTAGCCTCCGCAAGCGAAAGCTCTTTCCATCCGCCAGAATGGCCAGAAAGATAGCGGCAAGCAAAGGTCAATCCGGCAGCCTTCATCTCGGCGCCGGTCAGGTTCTTATCTGTGAAATCTGCGCCTGAAGACATGTGGATCTCCTCGTTTTGAGCTGTAAATTGGACCGCTGGGTCCATATCCAATGATCTCTATGTGAGATCTTGGACAATTTGTACATTCAAATGTCTCAATGGCTACAAATTGTACAGAATCTTAGGGGAGACCGAGAACCGTGGTTCGTAGAAATTTCCGGAAGGGTTGGAGGGGGATGCATGCTCGTGGATGTCTTGCAGGCTAACGGATGCAGATGTATCAATGGGTTGGTATTGATGACCATGAATGAGATCCAACTGATGACCATGAATATAGATCATGGTCACTGATCGCATGGTCACTATACATTGAAGATGGTCACTATACACTGATCGATCAGTGTGGATGTCGATCAATCTATGATTGTGGATGTCATTGGATGTGTTGCTACGTAAGGGATTGCGACTCAGTGTCGATGTCTATCGATATTCAAATATGCGAATAGGTGAATGTGAAGTTCATCGATGTGATGATGATTGATGATGATCAATGGTTCTACATTGGATGATCAATGTTCATCTATGATGATGATGATCTATGTGATCACATCAATGATCATGACTACATATGATGATCTATATAGATGATCATAGTGTGTGTGCTATGTGGATAGTGATCATACATGCACATGTACCAATGGTGTGCTAGTACGTGCTCATAGACACTGGACAATATGTACAGTCACTGTACCATGATCGCATATAGAGATCTTGGTATATGGACGTATGGAGATACGTCTACTACGATTCCCGTAGCAGCTTGACGATCATGGCTGTAGTCGATCATGACCCATCATTCACGAGTCGTCATATGGGTTGACTGCGGATGCTTCCAACCCAGGATCGTCCACAGGGCAAGATCTTTCCACTACGGCTTACAACTATCCAGACGCGGACTTACGCTCATGTCGATCTTGTTAGATTGGCTCTCAGACGGATCTAAAGAATCTTGCCATTCCGCTTGACAGCACTCTCCAAACAGAGGATTGTCATCTGTGTTGGGAACGGAGCGTAAGGACTCGCCCGACACGATCGCTGAGAAGCGACCTATGCGATTCACACCACGTCGCGAGAGCTTGTCCACTAGGTTGGATGCTTCGGCCGGGCGCGTGACCCAGAGGATTGATGATTGCCGTGAGGCAACACGAACATCCGTCGCGAAAGACGATTCAAGCGCACATATGAGAGTCGCTTGACGGTCGTCATGGATGCCGCCTCACACTACGGCGTCTTTGATGATTGGAATAGATCATGATTGACCCCGTAGCAATCTGCATGCTGATCAATCGCACCTTCGGTAGCGACATCCGCCCAAGCGACCTTATCAACATCGATGGTGTTTGGACCATTGACGGAATGCTCCCTATGGAATGGGCGCAAGCGATATTCGGAGAGGATGACGAATCATGAGCGCGCTCGACGAGACTTACGAGGATCTCAAAGCTCTGTATGCCAGCGATAAGCTCACTGAGAAGGAAAGCCTGATCGTAGCGGAAGCTGGCATCCGCCTAGCAGACCTCTTGAATGAGGCGGATCAATTCCTGTCGGGTATCCGTAACCATTTCGCGGAACGTGACTGTGAAGCCCACGGAACGGTTGTCAGTGAGCCTGTGATCGAGGTTATCCGCTTCGGCATGTACCTGTGAGCGTTCCGCTGTCCGTCGTGTCTCCCGACGTCACGGACAATCCTAGTGACCCCGATATGCTGATCACTCAATCGAAAGGGCGCGTGTTCATTTGGTGTAGCTGTGAACTCGTTATGCATGTGTGGGATGTCGCCACTCAGCATGAATTGCCAGAGTTAGGTAACGACTTTGTCATGTTCGCCATGACTTGGAGTCGCGACGAATTCCTTAAGCTTGTTGATCAGTGGGAGCGTGCGCATGGATAAGGCACAAATGGATTACCTCGCTAGCGAGGATCGATTCATGAAAGAAAAGACAACGACCTTTCTCGTTGATCAGATAAACGAGATCGGCCACTCAGACAATTTGATGGCGATGAATGCGACGTACTTTCGTCTGCTCGCTCTGGAATTGGCGCAACGTGTAGAGGATGGCTTAGCATGAATGGCGAATCGGTAATGATGAATGACGCGGACGCGGATTACGCTAGCCGCTATCCGCTCGTTGTCCCTAAGTGCACTCACGTCGAGTGCAAGCGCGCTGCGCAAATAGGGCTTAGTGCCGTTCCAATAATCGGAGGATTTGAGGCATACATCCATCACGCAACATACTCCACCCTAATCAAGGGTGAGTCGCGAGAGGATATCGCGCATATCGCCATGACCTATCTTATTGGAGAGGACTCAGCATGATGATCACAGACGCGACCTACCAACTGTTCATTGGGTCCAACCCATTCATGGACGGACAGTCTTTCGCCCAACGACTTAAGGCAATCCTCGATAGGCACCTTCCGGAGGGTTGGACGATGATAGCTGGCCTAGGGAGTTGGCGAAGCGAAAGGGAAACGGCTTATGTCGTTACCGCCGCTACTGACTTCGGTTCGCTGTCGCGAGTTATCAACTCAGTGAAAGATGAACTCAATCAGGAATCAGTCGGGGTAATAGAATTGCCAGATATGAGGATGATCTGATGTTGCCACTTGCTTTCGCGAAAGACGTAACCAGCGACATCCGCGATTCATTTGCGCGTGCCGTTAAGCTAGCACCCTCGCCTAACGATGCGTTTCGGATTCACATCAGCGTCAAGCACACTGGCGAGCCTGATGGCGTGACAGGTGAAACTAACCTCGCACTCGCGCGAATTCGCATTTATCCCGATGCGATCAACGGGAGTAATGGTGAATGGGTCAAATACACCGTGCTTGCGCCTGCCGGAGGCATGTCCTTGCTTGATCACACGTGCCTACATGAATGGATGCATATTCTTGATACGCGTCCTACCGGCTACGATGAATGGCTATCGGGTATGACTCCGCCTTCTTATCCGGCTAGGCTCGGATTCCTTTCGACCTATGCAATCACGGGAGGTGAACGCGAAACGTGGGCAGAGGCAGGCACAGAATGGTTTGGTACTTATGGCAGGACCGATAACCCTGTCGCTAAGTGGTATGCCGCTAAAGCGAATTGGGTCATTGGCGAACCTGTGGTTGCCGATCCTGATTGGAATTTCGATAGCGATTGGACCGATGCTCTGGCACACTCGGTCCTTGACCCTATCGATGCGCGCAAGCGACGTGATATGGAGGTACATTATGCAAGCTGATGTGCTGGCAACCTGGGGTCTAATCATCGTGTCCGTGTTGGGCATGATTCTTGATCATCACACAATTCGATTGCTCGCTAAGGCAATCGCCAAACTCACGAAAGGTAAGGTCGTTCTCAATGCTACTCGACGAGACTCCGACGTACGACGCATGGGCATGGATGCGGACGGACACAACCCGTTCCGTGACATCCGAGACGAGGCTAGACGCTTGGAGCGTCTCGCTGAGCGTGCCGAGCATAACCGCGAAGACAGGCGAGACAGCATCTAAGGGCGCAACAGTGTCCCTAGGCTTCCTTGCGGGTCACGTGCTGATGATCGTAGCCATCGTGGTTATGATCCTCACACAGGTCATCTGAGAGCATTTGTTGGGGAGCCTGCCTACGGGTAGGCTCCCTTTCATGCGTTCCCAGACTGGGCGCAAGAGAGGTACAATGATGCGTAAGCGCATGACTATGCGTGACCTAATGGTCCGTAAGGCTGACCGTAGTTCGCTCGCTAGCGAGCCTGTGAGCGTGTCTAAAGGCCAGCCAATCACGTTCGATGAGTTCATCGGGCAGAAAGCGGCAATCGCTCAACTGTCTTTGATGGCTACGGCTGCTAAAGCGCGACACGAGCCTATCGACCATATGCTCATGATCGGTCCGGGAGGCTTAGGTAAGAGCACCCTTGCCTACATGATTGCTCATGAGATGGGCGCTCCGCTTATCGCAACGACAGCAACGACGCTTTCAGCTAATGCCTTAGGCAAGATCCTAAGCACGCTTAAGCCATTCACTGCCCTATTGATTGATGAGTTCCACGCGTTAAGTAAGGGCGCCGTGCTCACTCTCTATGGAGCTATGCAAGATGGCTTAGTCGACATCGATACGCCTACGGGTCCCCAACGTCGTAAGGTCGCGCCTTTCACTCTGATTGGCGCAACGACTAATCCGGGTGACCTCACAGAGTCAATGAAGGATCGTTTCGGATTCACAGTGGAATTGACCTACTACGACTCTGACGACATGGCGAGTATTGCTCTAGGGTCTGCTAAGGGCTTAGAGCTTGACCTAGACACATCAGCCGCGATTGACATCGCGGATAGGTCACGGGGTATCCCCCGGGTCATGAATCAGTACCTACGACGGATACGCGACTTCGCGCAAGTGAAGGGGTTGCCGGTGATCACGGAAGCGGTAGCGGACAATGCTTTCGCATTCTTTGGGGTTGACTCTTTGGGGTTGACCCAACTTGACCGGTCGTATCTTATCGAGCTGGTCAAGCATTTCCGGGGTGGGCCAGTGGGAGGCGAAAACCTCGCCGTGTCGCTAGGGGTCGACTACAAGACGGTCGCCAATGACATTGAGCCTTACCTCATGAGGCTAGGGCTGGTGAGCAGAGCGAACAGGGGTCGGGTGTCCAGTGAGGATGCTCGCGACTACGTCCGTGAGTTGACGGGCGAGATTGAGGACATGCAGTGACATCAGGTAGAGAGGCCAGCCTACGGGCTGGCCTTTTTGCTGGCACGACAACCCGTAGTCAACCAATCGATGAAACCCTTTACGCTCTCACTTTTAAAAACGGTTGGCTAGATAGGGCTTATGTCCACTTTGGAAGGTCTGTCCGATAATGGTGGCCAACATCCACCAAACTGGACATCCGGTTTTGATCCGGAACTATCAGGCAAATCGGTCGTTGATCTTCCGGATTTGAGGTTGTCTTGTTTGTCAGATTTTGGGTGATGATTTGTGGTTGGGGGTGTCTATTACAGTCTATTAGCGCTAGCGCTATTACAGTCTATTACAGCGCTATAGCGCTATTACAGATATATAGCGCTTAACACCCTATTACAACCTATTAGCGCTAATGCTATAAAATATCCAATGTGGTCGATGTTTTTGTAGTCTGGTAAGCTTGTCCTATTACAGCCTATTAGCGCTAGCGCTAATCTCTTCATATTACATTAGGGAATTGATGTGGCATACGATAGAACTAAGAGTATGATCTCACCTGGTGTTACAACCAAGTGGGATCTTGAATCTGGCATTTGCCCATGGGGACATCCCATTGAGGCGTGTAAGAACCCTAACTCAGTTAGGAATCGTTGTCGCTTCAATGAGCGTGCTAAGGCTCGTGCTAACGGTGGTAAGCCCCATCAGCGTGCAGCTCTGGTTATGACCAAGAAGGTTAAGGTCATGGTTCGACAGGGAGCAACCATGAAGTATGTTGGTTCGAAGTGTGAGCCTGACTTTATGCGCACGCGTATTGTACTCGTGTGTGGACACGACAGCTATTACAAGAAGTACGCAGTCGATCAGAAGTATTACGACGATCCACTGTACTGTTCAACTCATCACGATTGGTTCAAGATTCACGAGGTCCATGACTTCGAGGCTAACGATTATGCGTTGTTGGTCTATCCACTTGAGTCTGAGTCTAAGGTTGGAGTTTGAGTAATGGTATATAGTCTGATACCGCCCGTTGCTAGCGCCCGTGGGCTCCAGAACACTCCTCCCCTTCCCAGGGGCGATTTTGATTGGGCCCCAGAGGCACCCCCTTTGTCGGCTGCCAATAATTACAGATACAAACCACTTCCTGGGTATGACCGCGCTACTTGGGCGGCGCTGAAACCTTGGGAGCGTGCAAAGATCACCGGGCATCAGCGGCGGCAGAATTGGATCAACGAGAATGGCCCTTGCGTATCCTGCGGTAGTTGGTATTTTCTTACCATTGACCATATAGATCCTTCCACTAAGGACCGTCGCCTTAAGGGTCATGGAAACGCTAAGAGATTATGGCACCTTAACAAGAAGGACCGTCTTGTCGAGCTGGCGAAGTGCCAGGTTCTATGCAAGACTTGCCATGATGCTAAGTCCGGCAGCGAAGCGGCGGCAAGGCGTAAAGACACTTGTAAACGCGGCCATCCTAAGAAAAATGGCTATTGTGCAACATGCCGAGCGGAGCGATGGAGGACGACCCATGTCTAGCCCCTACTATGACCGGCCTGCTACACTTGAGATCGTTGGGCCGGTACAAAAGTGGGTCGCCGGATGGCGACCGTCAACTGACAGCTACGGGCTTGAGGAGACAGTCCCCGAGATCGAGGAAGTCTTTGGGTCTCGACATGAGGCATTCGTGTGGCTCAAGAATGAGTTGCAATGGATTGCTATCGATGATCCTGATGTCCTCGGTGAGGATGCGGACGTGGCACTCCTAGCGGCGAGTCTTGTGGTTAGCGCTAACACAGAGTCGGGCCAACAAGGACAGCACCCCATTCGAGTTCGATTCCGTGAGATGCTCTATTACGTGGAGAAGCGATGATTCCTTTACTTATACTCCTTGGTTACATCCTCGTTGGAGCGACGACCGGAGTTATTTCCTATTTTGTCGATGAAGATACTGGCGGCAATTGGGCTATGGGTATGGCTGCCACTTGGCCGATAGTGGTCGTGTGTGTTCTCGGTTGGGTGGTCTCTCGCCCGTTTGCGAAGATTGGTCAACTGGAGAGCAGGGCGTATAAACGAGAGAAGGCCGAAAATGTTCAAGAAGAACAAGATCGGCTTGCTAAGCTAAGGATGGATGCTGCTCTTCGTGAATACCCCGAGCTGGCAGGCCCATTAGACGGCCCTGTACCTTCCGTAGGCAGCTTCGATGTGGGTAGCCTAGGTTATGACGTCTCTACGATCGCAGAGCGTGAGCTTATTAAGGTGAGGGCTGCCGCAGCGAAGCGGAGGATCGAAGAGTATCGAGAGAACGTGCCCGTTGGGGACGCAACGATCGATGGTCTAGCTGACTGGATCGCTAAGGGGCCAGCCCGTCCCGAGAGCAGCCAGCTCCTGCCCTACGGACAGACTGTCGATGAGTACAACGCCCTAAAGCTCTCGTGTCCTCCGTGTCAACGCTGTGGTGAACGGAGCACACACCTGACTGCTAAGGGAAATCCTCTGTGCTCCGAATGTTACAGAGTTGCGGGAATTTATTTCGGACAGGACGCATACCCCCTTCCGGGACAGGAGTATACTGGTGACTGAGCGAGTTCAACGGATGCAGCGACGTAAGTCCTACCGGTGCAAGCTCTGCGACTGGCCTCTGTACGCTGGAATTCATATGTTCGGAAAGGAATGCTCAGTCATCGAGAAGAACGTGGCCGAGGCTGACGCACAATAACTCAAGGTCTGCCCAAATTTCTTCAAGGTCTTTTACACCTAGGGCGCGAAGCGCCCGTGCGTTCAGAGATGAGATACACTTAGAGCATGGAATCTGAGACATGGAGATTTATGCCTGGCTTTCCGGATTACGGGAATTTTGAGGACAAACGTGGATGACTTCGTTAATCTCCATAACCACTCAGATCATAGTCTGCTTGATGGCGCGCAATCTATCAAGGGTATGGTGGAGCGGAGCGGAGAAATCGGGCAGGGCGCAATTGCGCTTACTGACCACGGCCAGCTCTTCGGTACATATACCTTCCAAGAGGAGTGCAACAAGAATGGTGTCAAACCAATCATCGGCTTTGAAGCGTATGTGGCCCCGGGTGACCACAAAGATAAGTCCCGAGTCCATTGGGGTGATGGCGCCCCGGAAACAAAGCGCTCGGATCTCAGCGGTGGAGGAAGCTACACTCACCTCACTCTGCTTGCTAAGGGATCAAGAGGAGTTAGAAACCTTTTCAAACTCTCCAGCTTCGGCTTCACTGAGGGCTTCTATTCAAAGCCTAGAGTTAGCCTTGAACTGCTTGGCAGTTTACAGGAAGACCTCATCGTGCTATCGGGATGCCTTAGTGGAGAACTACTCACTCGCTTGGCCCTTGGACAAGAAGACGAAGCTGACGCATACGTTAGGAGGATGAAGGATGTCTTTGGGCAGAACTTCTACATCGAAATCATGGACCATGGTTTTGAGGCCGAGTCCCGGCACACCCCTAGTCTACTGTCGCTTGCTCGACGCTATGGAGTTAGGGCCGTGGCTACGAACGACTCGCACTACACGCGGAAGGACGATAACCTTCTCCACGACGCGATGCTCTGTCTGGGGACTAACGCGAAGCTATCTGATGAGACGCGGATGCGTTTTGATGGTAACGGATATTACGTCAAGTCGCGGGCGGAAATGGAGGGCCTACAGCTACCGGAGTCGGCCCTCGACAACACGCTTTATATCGCAGAACAGATAGGTGATTGCAGTGACGCCTTCGGCCACGTCCAACGGATGCCATCATCCGGAAACGAGGACCCTGCCCGCGAACTACGCAGGCTCGTCGAGTTGGGGTTATTGTCCCGGGGACTCAACTACGATCAATGCGGGGACTCCCGCTACGAACAAAGGGCGTACGATGAGCTACAAATCATCGAGGGTGCGGACTTTCCAGACTACTTCGTGGTCATGGAGGACTTGGTATCTTGGGCAAGGTCGCAAGGTATTTGGGTTGGTCCTGGACGTGGATCGGCCGGAGGGTCGTTGGTCTCTTACGCTCTCGGGCTTACTGGCCTCGATCCAATCGAAGACGGTCTCGTATTCGAGCGGTTCCTCAACCCAGAGCGCATTGCTCCTCCCGACATTGACGTTGACTTTCAAGCGTCCCGCCGTGACGAGGTCATAGGCTATGCGATCTCGAAGTACGGAGAGGACCGCGTCGCTCGGATTATCACCATCGGAACAATCGGAGCTAAGAACGGACTTAAAGATGCGGCACGAGTGCTGGGCCGACCTCATGAAGTTGGAACACGACTTACCTGGTCTCTCCCGAAGCCTAGAGCTGGGCGGATGCCCTCTCTGTCTGAGGCGGACATGTCTAAAGTGGAGGATCTTGAGGTCTTTGATCTTGCATCACGGCTCGAAGGGCTGGCAAGAACTTCCGGGGTGCACGCATCTGGTCTCGTCATATCGCCAGTTCCGATCATCGATGTCCTCCCTATATTCATCCCACCAAAGAAGCAGGGCAGCATCCCGGCGACACAATTCAACCACAAGGATGTTGAGAAACTGGGGCTAGTCAAGCTAGACCCTCTAGGTCTTCAGATGGGAGACGTGATCGAGAGTGCACTTCGAATGTCAGGTGGGCGGTTGCCAGAAACAAGAAATGATCCGGCAACCTTTGAGCTGCTCCGTACCGGCGAAACCCGTGCAGTCTTTCAGTTGGACTCTCCAGGGATGCGAAGTCTGCTTAAGAGACTGGGTCCACGAGACTTTTCGGATATTGCTGCCGTGTTGGCACTCTACCGACCAGGACCGATGGGAGTTAACGCTCACCTCGAATACGCTGACCGTCGCAACGGGCGGGAAATGGTGTCGTATCCACATCCCGAGTTCGCTAGCGCTCTTGAAGGGACGTTGGGCCCGACTTTCGGCGTCATCGTTTACCAAGAGCAGGTCATGTCTTCGCTTAGGACAATTTGCGGATATAGCCTCGCACAAGCAGACCTAGTCCGTAAGGCTATGGGTAAGAAGGACCGCGAACTTCTCGCGGCCGAGTTCGATCAGTTCTATCGGAAGGGTAGGGAGAATGGCTACAGCGACGAATCGCTGCGGGCACTATGGGACACGCTCGTCCCGTTCGCGGACTACGGGTTCAACAAGGCGCATGCGTATGGCTACGCTGTTCTCGCTTACTGGACTGCCTACCTCAAATGCCACTACCCAGAAGCTTACATGGCTGCTGTGCTCACCTTCGAAGGATCAGGTAAGAAGGCTGAAGACGAAGAGAGCAAGCAAACGGAGTTCGTCTCCGAGGCTAGCCGAATGGGTATCGCAATCCTGCCACCGTCAGTGAACGGCGGTCTAACATGGACACCTGATGGTTCTGGAGGAATCTACTATGGTCTCACATCGATCAAAGGGGTGGGCGGAGCGGCAGCACTCCCTATTGTGGGGAACGCGCCGTACAACTCGTGGCAAGACTATCTTCGTAGGGCACCCAAGATTGGGCTCAATAGCGGCACGGTACGTGCGCTCGCCAGCTCGGGGGCTTTTGATGTTCTCGGTGGACGTGAGGCCATCCGCGCCGTATCTGAAGGACAGATTGCTCAGGCCATC